GCTGGCGACGAGTATACCGGGAGCCTGAAGAAAGCGAAGGTCGCGAACCACTACGAATTCCGCACGCTTTACGAAAGATCCCCCGCCGCCATCGCAGTAGGTCAGGAAGCCGCCAACGCGAAGGATGCGGAACTGGCAACGATCCGCGCCGTGCAGGAACACATTGTGGAAGTGGTGCGCTCGTTCGGAGATATCAGTTGTGCCGCCTACATCTCGACGTGGCACAAGCCGGAAGCTATTCGCGCAGCAATGGCCGCCGCTCCGTCCAGCGAGAAAGGCGGTGCAGCATGAAGGCTTATGTGGTCGAACTGACCGTGCGGACGGTCATTATGGCGCATGACGAGCACGATGCCTTCATAGCGGCCCGCACCCAATTTCGAGACATCGCCCGCGACGAAACGCCTGACGTTTTCGTGGACGACGAGGTGCGTACCGAAGACGACCTGCCGGATGGCTGGGATTTGGGATGCTTGCCATACAACGGCGACGGCGAGACTCGACTGGCCGACATCATCGGCAATCAAGCACCCGCCCAAGAGCCGGGCGAACAGAAAGGAGCGAGCAATGGGAACTGAGATGAACGTCGAGCTGCTGCCGTGCCCGTTTTGTGGGAACGACACCGCATCCGTGCAAGATAGCTACGTAAGTAGCGGTGGCCACATGGTGCTTTGCCCAAGCTGTACTGCAGAGGGGCCACTGTGCACTGACGAGATGGCCGCTATCGGAGAATGGAACCGCCGCGCCGCCCAGCCTGCCGATGTAGGAGCGACGGGACTGCCAGAACTGCCGGAGCCGATCATGGGGCTGTGGTCGGAGAACATACGCAAGGCTTGGGCTGACGCGATGCAGCAGTACGCCCGCGACGCCGTCGCAGCTGCGCAAGGCGTGATCTGGAGCGCCGATCCGCCGGCAGAGCAGGGCTGGTACTGGCACTGGAGCGGCAACCCGGACGATGCTCCGTTCCCACTGTCGGTGCTGTGGAGCGGCACCTCGAAAACCTGCTTTATCGCGCGCGGGCAGGTCGGTGAAGACGCCGTGTTCTGCGAAAAATACGGGGGATACTGGACGCCCGTCGTCGAGCCGCGCATCCCCGAAACCCTTCCGAAGAAAGGAAAATCCAAGTGAGCACCAGCACCACCACGCGCCCGGTGCGCGTCTACCACTACGTCCGCACGCCGAACCCGAACGGCAGCGGCTACCACTACCCGCGCGCGGTGCAGCACGAGCGCGGACTGTTCCATACGTTCGGCCCGGAAAGCACCGAAGGTCCGAGTGAGGTTGTGCATGGCATGGCCGCAGTGATCGAGCTGCCCGACGGCTCGGTCATCACTGCGCCCGCGAACATGATCCAGTTCCTCGACGTCGAAGATGCGGCCCGCCATGTGTAAGCAGCCCCACATCACCGACGTGCGCCCGGTGGACGAGAACCATCAGGTTGTCACCATCGAGGGCGGAGGCGGCCAGTACCGCCGCGAGCCGTGCGGCGGGTGTCCGTGGCGCGTCGACCAAACCGGCGAATTCCCGGCCGGCGCGTTCCGCGAGTCGGCGCGCACCGCCTACGACATGGCGAAGTCGATGTTCTCGTGCCACGAATCCGGGTCGAAGAAGCCCGCGACGTGCGCTGGGTTCCTGCTGCGCGGCGCGGATCACAACATGGGCGTGCGCATCAAGGTCTACATGGGCAAGATCGACCTGCGCGAAGTGAGCGACGGCGGCCACGAGCTTCACGACAGCTACCGCGCGATGGCCGAGGCCAATGGCGTTTCCCCCGATGACCCCGTACTGGCCCCGTGCCGCTGAACCATGAGCCTTGTCGACTACCTGCACAAGAACCGCACGCCGATGGAACTGGCGAAGGAGCTGGCGGCCAAAGCACATGAGAATGCCGCCCTGAAGAACCGCGTGCACGCGCTGGAGCATGAGCTTTTCTGGATGCACGCAGCCGAGCGGGAGACCGATCCGGTTGTATTCACCGGGCGGGTGGACTGATGGCCGCGCACCAGACCATCCCCGAGCGCATTCAGCAGCGCCGCGTGCAGATGCTCGCTCACTCGTACCTGTACTACCAGCTCGACGCGCCCATCGTGTTGGACGACACATGGCAGCGCTGGGCCGACGAGCTGACGGGACTCCAGCGCCAGCACCCGGCCGGCATCGGCTTCTACGATGCCGCGTTCGCCGACTGGGACGGCACAACGGGCATGCACTTGCCACGCGATGAATGGGTGCGTCAGGACGCGCTACGGCTGCGTGCGATCCATGAGCACGGACATGCGCGCCCCGAGTCCGAGAAAACGTCGCCAGCGCCCTATACGCGCCCGCCAGCCCTATTCGACGCGCCACGGAAGAAAGCGCCAGCCGACCCGCCGCCACAAATGTCGCTGTTCTGACCACCAGAACGCAAAAAAGCCCCGGATTACGGGGCTTTTCTTTTGCCGAGGGCGTCAGTTCCAGCCGACCGGGCAGGAAATGCTCAGGGCCGCGTCGCAACTTCGCGGGTCCGCGCTGGCGCGGTGGAAGCTCGAAGCGCCCATCAGGGCAGCATAGCCGGGCAGCGCGATCACCGAGGCCATCATCATCACCGCGACCGGACTTCGTGCCACGGACACTTCGGACTTGGCGACGCTGGCCACCAGCTGTGCGCGCTCGGCAGCGGCAGCCGGGGCGGCGACCGCGACATCCGTTGCGACGACGGCGACGGCGGCCTGCTCGATGCGCGGCGGACTGGTACCGGACGACGCCGGGACGACCTGCGCGCACACGCTGGCGGCGAAGCCCATCAGGGCGATGGCGGCCAACGTGGCGAGCATGCGGGATCGGGATTTCAACATCTTGGCTCCTTTGGTGAGGTTGAACTGCGAAGGGATTACGCGGTCACGCGGACTGCGTGAGTTGCCGAGCAGCTGATCGACGCGGTGCTGATGACCGGCGATTCGGTCGGGCCGGACCAGCTCAGGTAGCCGCTGCACGACACGGAAACGTTCTTGGTGTCGTCGTCCGCCAGCAGGTCGACGACCGCATTGACGTTGGCCAGCACGGCGGCACGGTCGCGCGCATGCATCGGCTGGTACGCGACGACGGCTTCATCGAATTTCGCGGCGGCGGCCGCTTTGGCTGCGGCCTTATCTGCTGCCGCGACGGTGAACGAAAAGCTCATGGTGTTCCTTTCTGATAGATGGGACTACGGGAAACCGGTTACGAGTGGAGCGACAGCCAAAGCCAGATGAAGCGGGTCACGACGTCCGAGAAGGTCCAGCCGCCGAGCAGGGCGCAAGCCGCGATGAACGCGAGCCCTGCGGTGCTGATGCACTGGCCGCCGGGTCGGCGGAAGCGCATCTTCGATGACTCTTTTCGTGATCGCATACGATTTGACATAAGATAGATTATGCGAAGGCTAAGTCTTTGATTATTAAGGATTTTTAATCGACAATACGTTTTCTATTGTCGAGTTCGGTTGTAGCGCGAATCCGGCCCGAGAACGTCCCGAAAAACGGTCCCAGAGTGCCTAGCGGTGATCTGCCCAGCTTCGCGCCCGGTATGGTCGCCAACCACACAACTCTACGGAGCAACTGTACGAGCGGCCCCGACATGCGGCCGGCGGCGTTTTCCTAACGCGTGACGATTTCCCTTGACAGTCAATTTCGTGATCGCATACATTATTGCCATGGCGGCGCGCGGTGCGCTGCGGCAATGGAAGAGCCTGAAATGAAAACAATCAAGGTAGTCAGCACCCTCTACGGCCTGAAGGGCTACATCGGCAGTACACGCGAGGGCGAGTTCCCCATGGACGCAGAGGAATTCCACGCGACTGAATGGCTTAGCCAGCACCTCGCGACGGGCGCATACCTCCTGAGCGACAAGAGCTGCATCACACTGGCCCAAGTACAGAAGCACCGCGCCACCCTTGGCGAGAAGCCGCTGGGCGAGTAATGCCATGCTGTTGAACCTCAGTTCCTTCGTGCTCCGCCTGCTGGCGCAGCACGCGCCCCTCGGCAGCTTGCACGCGAAGATCGCCGTCCAGCTGCACTACCGCCGCGATGCCGCAAGCGGGGTCCAGATCATGGCCGACGACGGCGACGCCGCCAGCATCGCCGCGTGCGCGCTGGAGCGGTTCGAGGCGCTGGGCCACGCCATTGCGGCCGCCGCGACGGACGCGGACAAAGAGCCGCTGTTCATCGAGTACCACGCGTGGCGCGCGCTCGTGCGCCAGCTGCCGCCGGCTTGAACCGCGCGCCGTTGGCGTGCTACAGTCGCCCACTCCCCAGCTCGACAAGGCCCGGACATCCGGGCTTTTTTTTCGTCCTGCGAATTTCACAGGTCGGCCGAAATCGACCGCTTACGGCCGCCCTCGCCGGCCATGTCCAGAACCAAGCCTTTTGCGTTTTGGACACGCCTCAACTTTCGTACACCGATATTGCACAAATTGCTTGACGGAAGTTTTGTGAGCGCATACATTATCGACTACGGCAGCGCAGGGCGCGGCACCAAACGAAAGGACAGAGCATCATGGCGGCATCGGGACTGAAGACGGACATGTGCAGCGACCGCGAGTTGCTGGAGTTGGCGGCAAAAGCGGCTCGCATTGAGCTTGGCAACTATGTTGAGCGCATCTGCGATTACTACAGCCCGTGGGACGGTGCCAATGCCTTCGAGCTGAAGGATGGCGGCTACTGGAACCCGCTTGACGATGACGGCAACGCAATGCGCCTGCAAATTCATCAGATGTTTTCAGTCAGCATCTACGAGGGACAGGTATTCGTTGTTGAGTTCGCCGGACAGTTTCAGATCGTCGAGGACGTGCCGGCCGGCGGCGACATTTACGCCGCGACTCGGCGCGCCATCGTGCGAGCCGCCGCCGAGACTGGCGCGGCCATGCGTGACGCGGAAGCCCACAACGGCTAATCCCTCCCAGACTCCTCGCACCACGGCCGCCACGAGCGGCCTTCGTCGGTAGAAGCGGCGCACCGTGCGCTGCCCTCATGGGAAACAATATGAAGCGCATTTTTAAGCTGCTCGCCTTCCTGAAGATGGCAATCCAACACACGCGCAAACCTCGCCATCAGCACAACTGGCGATACCATAGCGACGCCGTTGACCACGAAAATCAGAATCTCCGCACCTGCACAGGATGCGGACAGCGACAATATTTGGAAAAAGACGGCTGGGGCGACCTCTGGCTTTTCGATTCCGCACCGAACAGCTCCTCTCATGTGAGCTTGAAAAATTACGCGCACGCCTGCCCGGCCACCGACGATCACGAAGAACCACAGGCGACCGCATGAAGTGCTCGACCCTTTTCCCGTCGTACAGCTTGGCCGATCCGAGCGACGCGGAGGGATGCCGCCTGCCGAACGGACATGCCGGGCCGCACGAGTTCGTCGCCGGCGATGGCCGCGTCATGCAGTGGGAGACGGACTGGGAATGCACCTGCGAGAGCTGCATGGGGCCTGATCCCGACTTCTGCGTCACGTACTGGCAGAAAAAGCGCGTATTCGCGTTCTGCCGCTCGATGCCGGGCGAGCCCTTGATGCGCGCGCAGCTGGAGGCCATTCAGGCGGCCATCGGTACCGACATCGAGCCCGAGTGCATCATCGAAGACGGCGCGCCGGCCCTGTCGCCGCCATCCAAGCGCCCGGCGCTGCGCCAGCTGCTGGAGACCACCGCGCGCGGCGACCGCGTAATCGTCGCGGCATCCCGGCTGCTGGCCCTGACCCGCGCGGAGGTGCGCGCCGTCATCAAGCAGTTCGACCGCGCAGGCGTTCAGGTGTCGTCGCTCGACGATGGCAACCTGAACAGCCTGCACCCCAATGGAGATTTTCAAGGAACCCTATGACTACCAAAGACACCGTATCGCCCGATGACGCAGCTCGCGCGTACCGCATGGTGAACTTCGCCGTGCGTGCGGAGCCGGGCCGCTTCCCCGAGTTCGACAGCGAGAAAACCGTTTACGTGACGTACAACGGGCGGCAGGAATATCCGATTCCGCTCGCGCCGCACGAGGCGCGCAAGCTGTTCGACCTGCTGGCCGCTGAATTCGGCTTCGCGCCGCCAGCCGCCGCCCCTGTCGCCGAGCCCTTCGCATGGATCGCCGCAATGCCGGACGGGCAGCACGATGGCGGCGACCCCTATTTGTACAAAGATGAAGCGGATGACTACATCGAAAACCGCGCAATTCCCGGCTGCTACCTTGTGCCATTGGTGCGCACTGACCGTGCCGCGCCGGTCGCTGAACTGGCCTCCGCCCCGCGCCACACCTACGCCAGCATCGCCAACAGCCTGATCGGCAAGCACCGCGACGAGTCGAATACCGAATACGTCACGCTGGCGGATGCCGAGGCGGCCGTGCGTGCCGCATCCAAGAACAGCGGCAATGGACTGCCCGACGCGCTACGCCTCATCAACGATCTGAGCCGGATTTCCATGAGCCTCGCCGCCGATCTGGTGAAGGGGGCCGACTACACGTTCAAGGGGCATGACTACCTCGACCGCAACGCTGTGGTGGATCGCGTGATGCAGTGGCGCAGCGAATGGGATGCCCTCGCGCCGGCCCGCGCCGCCCTCGCTCCGCAGCGCAGCACCGGGAGCGACGCATGAGCACTGCCATCACCTGTTGCAAGGAATGCGGCAGCAAAGACCTGTCTTGGGACACGCACAACCGGATTCGCACCGACGTGCAGCAAGGCCGCCTGAACACTAGCGACGTTACCTGCGTTTTCGTCCTTGGCTGCAATGAGTGCTCCGAAACGCTGGCAGTCGTGTCCGCCGACACCGTGGCCGCTTCGATGAATGCAAACCTGCATAGGATCGCCGAGCTGGACGTGGCGCTCGCCAATTCTGAAGCCGGGCTTCGCGAGCTGCGCGTGCGCATAGCCACTAGCACTGGGAGCAAAGCATGAGCAAAGCCGTTGGAATTCTGATCGACGGCACGGTCGAATGGCACGCACCGGGAGGCGTCAGCGACTATGCAACCCTGTGCGGGCTTGACGCGAATGATTCGACTGTTGGCCACGAGGGGATTGTAGACACCCCGCGCGGCCAGAAGATCACCTGCCCGCAGTGCTACGGCATTTGGGCAGGCGCGAAGGCCCTGCGCGCTACCGACTTCGACAAAGGACTGGCCCAATGAGCCGCGTATTCGCCTACTGCCGCGTGTCGACGGCAGACCAGACCACCGAGAACCAGCACAACGAGATCAAGAACGCCGGGTTCGCCGTCGAGCCCCAGCGCGTCATAATGGAGACGATCAGTGGCTCCGTGGCGGCGCAGTTGCGGCCGGGCTTCAAAAAGCTACTGGACCGACTGGAGCGCGATGATGTGCTCGTCGTGACGAAGCTGGACCGCCTTGGGCGTAACGCAATGGACGTGCGCGGAACGGTGGAACACCTCGCCAGCGTCGGCGTGCGCGTGCATTGCCTCGCGCTGGGCGGCATCGACCTCACCAGCCCGGCCGGCAGGATGACGATGGGCGTTATCGCCGCCGTCGCCGAGTTCGAGCGCGACCTGATCATCGAGCGCACAAACGCTGGGCTGGCCATCGCGAGGAAGGAAGGTAAGCGCTTCGGCAGACCCCCCGCGCTGAACAAAAGCGACCGGGAAACCGCCCTTGCCCTGCTCGCTGCCGGCGTGCCCGTGTCGGAGGTGGCGCGCGACCTCGGCACATCCCGGCAGACCATCATCCGCGTGCGTGCCGCCGCAGAAGAAGCGGCCCCGGCGTGATTGCCGGCGGCGCAGCACGACCCAAGGCCCGGCATGTCCGGGCTTTTTCGTGTCACGTCACATAAATAAAGTTTCTTGACAGTTCTGTTTGTGATCGCATACATTAATGCACATGGCGGCGCATTGGGCGCGGCGAGACTGAAAGGCAAGATCATGCGGATTCCAAAAGGTTTATCGGAGCATCCTGCGGTGCGAATGGTTGAAACTTCTGACACAAACGGCAGCGACAGCAAATACATCGTGCATGTCAAAGACGGTTGGTACTTTACGCGCGGACACGCCGAGGGGTGCTCCGGGAGCATCGGCGTCGATACGGTAGCTGAGTTCCTTTACGCCAAGCCCGAAAAGCGCGAATAACCTGCCGGCTACGGCGGGCCAGCACCACCCCGAGCCCGCCCCGAGCGGGCTTTGCCAGTAGAAGGCTGCGCACCGGGCGCGGCCACATATCGAAGGCCACCACCATGACAATTACCTCTGAAACCATCACGCGCGACCAGCGCAACATCCTCATGTACGCGGAAACCTGCGCGGTCGACTACGGCGGCCTCCTCGAAGGCATTCGCATGAACGCGGCCGATCTGGTTGCGCTTGATCAGCTGGAAGCTGCCGGCATCCTCAAGCATGGCCGCATCCCCGGAAAGCTTCTGGGCACCTTCGCGCGGAGCGTATCGTACTGGTGCGACTTGACCGCGGCTGGCTGGACGCTCGCGTACCAACTGCGCCGGGAACGCGCCATGAAGCCCAATTCGGCCCGCCAGACGGTTGACGCTGTGCTGGCTGAGCGCGCCGAGCGGGCCGCGTAATGGCGAGGTCGACCAAACCCGAGGCCACCGCGTGCGTGCTGCGCGAGGCTCCCGGCGTGCAGACCGTATGGCTGGTTGAAGTGCCCATCACGGCCACCGCAACGAAGATGTACCAAGCCACGACCTACCCGAACAGCACGTTGATCTGCCTGCGCGGTGAACGCGGGCGCGCGATCCCGTCCGGTGTTGCCGTGAAGCTGCTGCCCACGGTGCGCGCCGCCATCGAGCGCGCGAAAGCCGCCACCACTACCTGAGAAAGCATCTCACATGAAAGTCGACGAGAAATTCAACAAGCGAACGGCCAGTCAGGTGGACATCACTATGCCGGTCATCCACCACGGCCCGCAATACGACCTCGGAGTCCGCCTCACCCTTCATGCGACGCACGACAGCGGCAAAGGCCAGCTCGCAATCAACATGACCGCATTTGAGGCGCTGGACTTGGCTCAGGAACTGATGCAAGCCGCCAGCCAACAACTGAAGTACGAGGTCAAGCGCGCGGAAGCCCTGCGCACGCGGCCGGCCGCATAACCCTCATCCACTGGAGAACCGCAATGGCACGACAACAAGCAAGCGAAGAAAGTTTGAAACAGGGCATCGCCGAACTACGCAATCTGGCCGAAGCGCACGAGGCCCGCGTGGCGAAGGCGGCCAAGCTGGAGCAGCTGGCACCGCTCGGGTTCAGCGACTACGACGACGGCGAGCAGCCTGATGCAATCTGGCACCCGCTGACCGGGCCGATCAATCACGGCAGCGTCAGGCTGGAGAACGTGCTGGACCTCGTGTACGCCGCCGGCATGAGGCGCGGCACGGAAGACCTGCGCGCCCAACTCCGCGCACTCCTCGACGTTCCGCGCGCACCCCGGCCAGAATGACCGGCTCCAACGCACGACAGCCCGCCCAGCGGGCTTTTTTTTCGCCCAAACCGTCCGAAACCGATGCGCGAATGTCTTGCCGTGTACGAAAGTCATTTCTCTAGGTTTTGGACATGATGCGCGCGGGGTGTGCGCAACCGAACGATTCCGGCCGCGCTACCGCCCGCGCTTGGTCCGCAGCTCGCGCGCACGCTGGCCGCTGCGCTGGACACCCTGAACCGGCCAACTTGACCGTTTTGGCAAGTTCACGACGTGCGCACGCGCCGGATCGGGCCAGCATTCCATGCGCGGCAGCGGGTCAGGGCTCAGCAATCGCTCCGCACCGGCCAGTAGAGCCTCGAAATCGGGCGCAGGGGGCGCGATCCGCCCCGTGAGCGACCCGAGCACCACCGACACGCCAGAATCGCCCAGAGCGCGCGCCAGAGCCGCGCCAAGGCCCGCGCCGCCGCCAATGATCACCACCCTCATGCCGCCCTCCGCGTGCTTTCGACGGCGGCGAGGAATTCCCTCGCATCGTCCCGCCTGTATTCCCACAGGTGCGCGTGCTGCGGGTACCGCACGACGAACGCCCGCGCCAGATCGGGAGCCCAGTTCCCATTCACCTTGAACGAGCACGCGCCGGCCTCGCGCAGCCGCGTGTAGTGGCGAATCTCCTCCACGATGGTGCGCGCCGAGAAATGCGTCCAGCCGGCGTCGATCAGCTCCAGCGTCTGGCGCTCGAACTGGCGGTAGATCGGCTCGTTCTGCGCCAGCCACGGCAGGAAGCCGGGCCGGAAGTACCCCCTGAAGTGCGCCAGATCGGCACAGGTCGATTCCATGGTCTCTCCTTTCATCATGCGGCGTCCTGCATGCCCAGCTCGGCCAGCAGCCGTTTCTTAGCCTCGCCCATGGCGGTGTCATCGTTGGCGGCCTCTTCGCCGCTCAGGTTGTAGTAGGCGTCCTCAAGGAACCCGAACGCGAGCGAGTCGAACACGTCAGGCGACGGGATGCCGTCTTTGCGCATGTCTTCCTTCTTCGCGATGTAGCGCCGGGCCTTCTCGTCGTAGTGGTACGGGATGCGCGAGCCCTCGCGCACGATCTGCTTGATCACGGTCAGGTCGATGCCCTCGTCGATGCCGACACGCCCCTCTTGGATCGCCCGCGCGAGCCCGCAAATTGCCTGCGCACGCTGGTTGACGTAGCGGTCCTTGAATTCTTTCTTGAAATTCGGCGAGCCCCAATTCACCTTCTTGAAGGCATGGAAATCGGCTTTCTCCAGCGCCTTGACCACGGCGAGGCCGATGCCGCCCGCATCGATCATGGTCGTGGAATATGGGAGTTCGCCAGCCTCGCTGACGATCCGGCCCGGCAGGTCCGTGACGTTCATGTCGTTCGCGCACACCGGCACGCGCACCAGCTGCATGCGGCGTGCGTCGTTGCCGTACTCTCCGTAGCCACACACCTTCGCCGCGAGCAGGGTCGTCTTGTCGCGGTACCCGCCACCGCCGACGTCCGACAGCAGCAGCCAGCCGTAGTCCTCGCCCGGCAGGATGACTTGCCGCCCCACGCACGCCTGAATGACCTTCGGGCCGAGCAGGTACTTGCTCGACTGCTCCGAGAACAGGCCCAGCACCTTGATGTCGAATTCCTCGGGCGTGTACTGGAGCTTTTTCTCGGCGATGAACTCCTCGGACACGATGGGCGAATCGGCCGAGCTGAACGTCAGGTTGTTCCACGCGCCGCCCTCGCCCTTGGACAGCGTATGGTGCGTGTCGTAGAAGAAGCCCGATGCGCGGGTCGGCTGCGACGCGATGCACATGCGGTTGCGCTTGGCCGTCAGCGCACCCGTGATCACGCCGAAGTTCGCATCGGGCACACCGGACGCCTCGTCGACGAGGAACAGCAGCCAATCCCGGTGCGCACCCGCGAGGTTTTCAGGCGAGCCGCGCGGCGCGGTCTTGGCGACGATCCACCAGTTCAGCTTGTAGCCCTTGACGAACACGCGCTCGGCGGCCACCTCGTAGTACTCGTCCACCCAGCCATGCGGCCCGGCCGCGATCTTGGCCTTCAGGTCGGCGAATTCCTTCCACACACCATCGCTGACGGTCGTGAGCTTCGGCGCGGACAGAATCGTGTTCGAGTTGTAGAAGCAGAGCAAGTGCCACAGGGCGATCACGGCGAAGCCTGCGGTCTTGCCGGTACCGTGGCCGGACGCCACCGACGTGCGCGAGCCGGGCGGCGCAACGCTGTCGAACATCTCGACCTGCTGATGCGTGGGCACCATGCGGCACACCTCGATGGCGAACCGGGTCAGGTCGAACGCAT